CGCAATCTGTTTTGCAATCAACGCGTCGACGCGGAGGAACGCTGGTTGCCGGCCGCGGAATGGCTCGCCTGCCAACGAAAGACGCCGATCGACGACGCGGACCTGCTCGGCGCCGGCCGTTGCTATGGCGGCCTCGACCTCGGCTCAACTCAGGACTTGACGGCGTTTGCTCTGTTCTGGCCGGCGGCCGGATTCCTCAAAGTGTGGTCGTGGTGCCCGGAATCGAATCTCAAGGCGCGCGAGGAGAAAGATCGCGTTCCATATCGGCTATGGGCCGAGAAGGGATTCATTCAACCGACGCCAGGCCGAGCGACAAACAAGCGGCTCGTCGCAAACAAGATCGCGGAGTTATACCGGAAGTATGATCCCGTTGCCGTCGCCTTTGACTCGTGGGGAATGCCGGAGCTCGAGCGGATCCTCAGCGAAGAAAGCCTCGAGATGATCTTTACGCCGTGGGGCCAGGGTTACAAGTCGATGTCGCCGGCGACGAAGGCCTTCGAAGAGCGCGTTTTGAATCGGGACCTTGTACACGATGGGAACCCGCTCTTGACATGGGCGATCGGGAACGTCTCGATCGAGAGCGACGCGGCCGGCAATAAGAAACTGACGAAGGAACGATCTCGAGAGCGTATCGATCCAGCCGTCGCCTCGGTTATGGCGGTCGGCGTCGCCGCGGTACAGATGGCCGGCGAACAATTCGTTGAAGGGCAACTGATCGCACTGTGAACTTCATTAGCCTGAACCTCGAAGCGCCGGCGCTCGAAGCGAAGGATATTCAGACGCTATCGCTCGACGAGTTCATTCGCCGCATTGAGACGGTTTACGAAACGGTTTCCGGAATTACCGTCACGCCGGAAACGTGCATGCAATCGCCGACCGTACACGCGATTGTAACGGCCGCCTCGAGGAAGTTCGCGAGCTTGCCGTTGCATGTCTTCGAGAAGTCGACGAGCAACGGCCGAACGACAAAGGAACCGCTTCCCGATCATCCGGTAGAGAAGCTCTTACGCCGGCCGAACGATTGGCAAACTCAGGCCGAGTATTGGTATGACCTCGTGAGTTGCTTTTTGCGTTACGGTCACTTCGGAGCGTTCAAGAGCCGCGGCGTTACCGGGCCGATTCGTCAATTGCTCCCATTCCCGGCCGGAAGCATACGACTCGAACAGGCTACCGACTGGCGCGTGACCGCAAAGGTCACGACGAAGGGCGGACAGCCAGACACGGTCACGCTCGACAAGATTCATTACGTTCGCGGGCCGGCTCGAGACTTCCTCAACGGCGATTCGCCGATTATGGATATTCGCGAGACGATCGCGCTCGAGATCGCCGCGGAAAAGTTCGGCTCGTCGTTCTTCGGCAACGGCGCCTTTCCTGGCGTCGTGTTTCAGTTCGCGCAAGGGTTCGCCGGCTTCAAGACGGACGAAGAGCGAAAGAGCTTCGTCGAGGACTTTCAGCGCACAATGAGCGGCAAAGGTCGCTTTCGCGCGGCGCTTCCGCCGAAAGGCGTTGAGATCGGCAAGACGTTCGACATTCAGAACGACAAGGCGCAAATGGTCGAGACTCGAGCTTATCAACGCTCGGTTATTGCCGGCGCGCTCGGCTTTCCTCCGTACATCGTCGGCGACCTCGAACATCAAACGTTTAACAACGCCGAGCAACAAAAGATCGTCTTGAATACCGAAGCGATTCTCCCGCTCGCGAAAACGTTCGAGACCGCAATGGAGCGCGATCTCCTAACGCAAGATGACCGCAATTCGGGAAAGATTATCCGTTTCAACCTCGACGGCGAGCTTCGCGGCGACTTCAAGACGCGTCAAGACGGCCTGGCGTTGCAACGTGACCGCGGCGTAATCAACGCGGACGAATGGCGCGAGATTGAAGGCTATAACCCGCGGGCGGACGGGAAAGGCGATCAGTATTACGACCAAGGACCGTCCGGCCAGAACGCCGGCGGCCGACAGCCAACACAGGGGGCCAATAGTGGAACTCCAAAGACTTAACTGTAGTCTCGAGATCAAAGCTCTTAACTCGCGCGAGTTCGAAGGGTACGGCTCAGTCTTTAAGAACGTCGACCTCGGCGGCGATATCGTCGTACCTGGCGCTTTCCGCGGGACGCTGAAGGAACACAAGAGCGCCGGCACATTGCCGCAAATGTTTTGGATGCACCAACCGGATCAAGTTCCCGGCAAATGGATCGAGATGCACGAGGACGACAAAGGCCTCTTTGTGAAAGGCGTCCTCGCGGAGACGCAACTCGGCGAGGAGATGCACACGCTTTTAAACATGAAAGCGGTCCGCGGGATGTCGATCGGCTACCGATTGCCGCGGAAATACGACGCGGCTGGCCGGCGCCTGGACGTCGATTGGGACGAGGACGGCAACCGGCTTTTGAAGGAAATTGATTTACCTGAAGTTTCGCTCGTTTCGTTGGCGATGAATCCGCTCGCACGCGTTACGGCGTCAAAGTCTCGCCTGTCGCATTACGGCGAGTATGTTCCAACCGAGCGCGAGCTCGAGAGTCGCTTGCGGGATGCCGGCTTCTCTCGGCGCGTTGCTCAAATGCTGATCAAGTCCATTCACGACGAGGGGATCTCTGGAGGGAGTCCAGACTCCGATTTCTTGAGGGACTCAGGAAACGTCGACGACGACACGGCCGAACTGCTGGAGGCCGCTCGGAAAGCAGGCGAGGCGCTCGCCGAGGATTCTATTCTCGACCTCGAGCGTTCCGTTCTACGCCTTTCTGAGAAGTTCCGGAAGTAATGCCTAACCCTAAAACCCCTTACAGGAGATTCCGAAATGCATCATATCCGCGATAAGCGGCGTTGGTGGGCTGTCAATTTCTGCCGGCCGACCGTTGCGCCTCAGCAAAATGCAATGTTTGACCTGATGTTTCCGCTCGGCTTGCTCATGGCGAGCGCGCTGATCGTCGCCTTGACGGCGTGCGCTCTGTATTACCCGGCCGAGACGGCCGGCGTTTCCCTGGCGAACGTTCCCACGATGACGGTGATCAAGGACGCGATCGAAGGGATCGGCCGCAACTTCGAGGAGTACAAGAAAACCAACGACGACCGAATCGAGGCCTCGAAGAAGGGTAATGAGGCGCTCGTGAAGGAACTCGATCAAAAGCTCGCGAAGATCAGCGAGGACCTTGACAAAGGCCTTAAGTCAAAGCGCGAATGGGAGCTCGAGCTTAAAGCCATGACAGAGCGTCTCGAAGAGCTCGAGGCTCGCGCCAGCAATCCGGCGAAGACGGCGCAGCAAAAGAACCAAGACGAGTACAAGTCGGCCTTTATCGGATGGGTCCGCAATAAGGGCCAATCGGCGCCGGACGAGCAGAAGATGTCTGACCTCATGCGGAAGGATGTCACGATCGGGTCCGCGGCCGGCGGCGGTTATGCCGTACCGGAAGAGATTTCCCGCGACATTGAATTGCTCGAGAAGAAAATCTCGCCGGTTCGTAATTTGGTGAAAGTCGTTCAGGTTGGAACAAGCGACTACAAAGAGCTTGTGAACATCGGCGGCGGGACCAACATGGTCGTAACCTCCGGTTGGGTTGGTGAGTCGACAAGCCGGCCGGCCACGAGCACGCCAGGATTGCGCGAAGTCACGCCGGCTCACGGCGAACTGTACGCATATCCGCAAGCCTCGGAATGGTCGCTTGACGATATGTTTTTCAGTGTTGAGAACTGGCTCACGCAGGAAGCCGCGGACGCTTTCGCGTATCAGGAAGCGGACGCCGTCATTCGTGGCAATGGCAGCAACAAGCCAAAAGGGATGACGAATCAGGCGCCGGCGGCAACGGCAGACTGGGCCTCGCCGCTACGTCATGCGGAAGCCTACGAGTACGTCGAGAGCAATGCTTCGCCGGACGCGATCCTTCCCGATAAGCTGATCGATCTCGTTTACAAACTGAATCGGCTATACCGCGCAAACGGCGTATTTACGATGAATTCGGCCACAACCGGCGCGGTCCGCAAGCTCAAAGATCAGAACGATCAATATCTCTGGCAACCGGGCCTGGCGAACGGACAGCCGAACAGCCTGCTCGGGTATCGATTGGAGACCTGGGAACAGATGGACGACGTCGGGA